AGCCCATGACGGATGCAATATCGCGTTCCGTCTTGCCCTCCATCAGCAGCTCACAGATGCGTCGACCGTCAGGGTCGATCTCCAGCAGCTTCGCATGCAGGGCGGCCAGCAGCTCCTTGTCCTCGGCGATAGACTGCGCGTCCGGGCTGTCATCGAACAGCTCGTCATACAGGGTCTTTTCATTCCCATCTTCGTCGTACTTGACATAGTCCATGGAGTACATATCCCCGGTGGAGCGGTACTCACAGAGACCGCAGTCTCCGTCGCAGATCCAGGCCTTACTCTTGGGGCAGCAGCACTGGCCGTGGGTCTGGGCACGCTTGCGGGTGGCCCAGATGTCGCGGTAATAGGCGCGGTACACCTCTTCGGTGACCGGGACCCACTCCTGCGTGCTACGGATGTAGATCTTGTACTCGCGGTTGGTGTTGGGGTTCTGATTTGCATTGGTTGTCATATGATTGGCTCCTTTCAGATTTCTGGAATCCGTCCAGAGCCGTCAGTCATCCGAAAAAGCAAAATGACGACCGGGATACACTCTCCCCTTTGAAGGGAAGGGTGCATCCTGGCCGTCATGCAGCTCTGCGGATTCCTTATTTAATTAGATCTATCTCTCGCTTACGCAGCGAGGTCGTAGCTCTCCACATGGAAAGCGGTGGTACTTACACGGGTGATCTTGGTGACCACGCCATCACGCTCGATGGTGAACTCTGCCCCGACGGACAGACGAGTGCCGGTCTTGCAGCCCTTGTACAGGGACTCCACCAGCCCGGTGGCTGCGTCGCCCTTACAGGCGATCCGGTTCTTACAGTCTCGGAAAGTCTCCATGGACATCCTCCTTTCTTGCTTTTTCGATAGGCGTCACCTCCATTTTTCTCCCTGAAACGACAAAAAGGCCGAGGCAGACACCACAGCTGGTTATAGCTGTGGCAGTCCACCTCGGCCTCGTTACACAATGAACGGCACGTTTAGGGGGATAGAAAAATTATTGACTGGCCGTCACACCCTCGGACGGTCAAGTACTGGATCGGGTTCGGTGTGGAATACCATGTAGGGACCAGTGTACATCTGGCTTTCCACGGATTCCCACGGTTCGTGGGCAATGAGTTTCCCATCTTTGACATAAGCCGCGGAAAGGACTCCGTCGACCAAGGCCTTGTAGAATAAGGGCTTTTCACCCTCGCGGGTCGTATAGATAGCTTCAGGCTTCCGTTTAGCGGCACGACTGGTTGTTTTCAAATCAGGTCTCTGATATCCGGACATTCAAAATCCTCCTCGAATTCATCCTCAAGATAATCATCTTCACTAACACTTTCTACAGTTTCGTCCGGGATCGGCAGGGTCAACACACTGGGGATTTCAGGGCTGCTAGATAGCCAAGTTTCCTCTATGATTCTCTCGCTCTCTATGTCGATCAAAATGGCAGTGAAAGCGTTTTGTATGGGGGCGTTCCGGTATCGCTCGACAAACTGTTCATATAGCAGGCGGTACTGAAATAAGAAGCTCGTTTTCTGCCCCCGGAAGTAGCCGGAGTCCCAAGCATCAATCAGGAACATCTGGTTGGCGCTTATGGTGGCACGGTTAGACTGCGGCAATGACTTAGTGCCCCCCACAGTTTCGAAGTACCAAAGAGGCAGCGCCTCACCGGGTAGATAGAAGTCAAAATCATAGGGTGCCTTCATTCCGTTGCTGGGTCTGTTTTTCCTTGTATTCAGTTCGTCTGGAATACTCTGAACTACGAACCCACGGTCAAGTAAGGCATTCATAACGGCGTTTTTCATGCGGCGTTCAAGCTGACGGCCCTCCTCACGCTTTGAGAAGAACTTCTGAACGTAGTCCTGTCCTCGATCCACCATTGCGCTGTCGACCATGCCATTAGCTGCGAGGAGCGAACCATAGGGAAAATCAGCGCTTTCGCATCTGGCATCATATATTTTCTTAAGAGAATCCTGCGAAAGGGCATTGTTGATCTTCCCGTTAACAATTCTCGATAAGGTCGGTGCGCTGATCCCAGTGTCCGTAGCGAACTGGGCCATTGTGCGCTCTGCGCCCTTCGCTTTCATGACTAACTCAGACAGCCGTTTTCGATCCACGGCAAACACCTGAGAAATTGTCGTATCCATCATCGGGACACCTCCGTTTCTTATTTTTGAAATTTATTTCTTTATCGTGAAATCAGTGTATCATCCCGGACCGGGTTTGTCAAGAGAAAATTTCACTTTCTTGAAAGAATTTCACTTTCGAGAAATCCTCTTAACCTCCGTTGAGAACTCTATCAAAAGCAGTGAGCCATTCCAGAATGCCATCCACAGAAACCATCCCGTCCTCTTTCTGCTTTTTTTTGATCTTCATACCCTCTGTCAGTTCCGCGAGACGTTCCTTCAAAGTCTCATCGTCTGGATGGCGCTTGATTGCCATCTTCAGCCGCATATACAGTCTGCGGTACTCTTGTAAAAAAAGCAAGCCCCCCAAACCGCGATGTCTGGGGGGCCGCTCATTATAAATAGTCGTGAAGCAGAACGCGGAGCTGGCTGAGGGCCTTTCTCTTTCGGTGGTTCACTGCGCTCTGGTGGGCAAAGCCCATGATGTCTGCGATATCTCGTTCTGTCTTGCCCTCCATCAGCAACTCGCAGATGCGACGGCCATCTGGATCAAGCTCCTGCAGCTTCTCATAAAGGGCATCCAGCAGTTCTCTCTCCTCCAGCAAGGACTGCGCATCCAAGGAGTCATCCTGCAGGCTGTCTCCCCAGCGCTTCTCGTTGCCGTCCTCATCAGTGGTGGTGAAGTCCAAGGAGCGCTGGTCACCGGCAGCTTGAAAAACGCAGGTGCAGCAATCCCCGTCACAGGCCCAGGTCTTCGACTTCGGGCAGGTGCAGCGACCGTGATCCTGAGCTCGCTTTCGGGTTGCCCAGATGTCGCGGTAGTAGGCGCGGTACACTTCCTCCGAAACGACCACCCACTCGTTGGTGCTTCGGATGTAGATTTTGAACTCTCTGTCGGTTCTCTGATTGGCTTTGTTTGACATATGTTGTCCTTCCCGCCTGATTGGCAGGTCGGCGGCAGGACAACAAAAGCCGGTACACCTGATGAACACCGGCTTTGATACCTGAAATGGGCATGGCAAGGCACGGTGGGTACATCAGAAGTACAGCTCGGTCAAGACCGAAGCAGACTTATGTGTATCCCGCCGCCTTAATGCGCACTCAGGCTTTGAGCATGTATTCAGTCGTTCGTTCGACTGTAAGCTCAGTATACCGGGGCCATCCTTGGTTGACACGGACACGCCATGTCTGAGGATTCGAGAAGGAAAACAATAAAAAAGCCCCACTCCAAGGGGAAATCTGACCTTGGAGCGGGGCAAATATGCTTTGCAGGGAGCCTGCCAGCGCGTGATTACCGGACATGTCGTGTCCGATGACTAATAAAATATTTTCAAAAAATTTTTACATAATGTAGGGCCTGCATGAGCTGAGTGGGATGCTGCACTTTAAAAACACCTGCTAATGTGCTATAATATAGCAAATAACTGGATTTTTGTTATCAGCGCATGGCCTTTAGGCCTCAGCTCTGGAAGGAGGTAGTAGCGTATGCCAAAAGCGGAAGTTCGGCCTTCGGGAGATCGTTCTCCTCACCCCGAGAAAAAGCCGCACATAATCACAAGGCGAGTTCCTCTCCGAGTCTCGCCGGATAAGCTGCCGTCTCTGTACATTGGCTCCAGCGCCTTCCGAGCGGTAATCAATCAAGGGAACTACGTCTATGTCGATGACCTGTTCGTCATGAAGCCGTTGGCGCTGTTCCTCTTGAAGGAAGGTCTCAGTCCAGCATCTTTTTTCCTGCACAACCAGCGCTTCCGTGATGCAAGTCTGACAAAATACTGCCTGTGCATTGAATACCATATTGAGGCATATCCTTACAATCCTGATGAGCTGTACCATTCTGAGGGACGAGTCAAAAAGAAGGTGTTGGTTGATGCTGAAAAAATCGCTGACATCGATACCATATCCGAAGACAAATTCTTGCAAATCACGTCCGGCGGGTCAGAACCCCCATTCAAGTTTAATTTCGGCGATATGCTCAAGTTTTTCATGGAGCAAAAAAGCATCACCGACGAAAGACTGTCTGAACTTACCGGGATCCCCACCAGAACCATCGGTCGCATGAAGAATGAAGATGACTACAACCCTTCTATCGAGAAGGTTGTTGCAGTTTGCATCGCGCTTCATCTTTCTCCGTGCGAGGCGTTGGGTCTCGTTGATGCTGCAGGCTTAAGTTTTCGTGCAACTCCAAGAGGACGGGCACTCCGGTATTTGGTTACCATCAACTACAACCAAAGTGTTTCGGCCTGCAACGCCTTCCTGAAGAGAATGAGGCAAGACCCCCTGACGGTCATGGATGGAGGAGATTGAGTGGCGAAGGATCGTTCTTTTACTGAATACATAGCTGACGCGTTCTATAACGAGCTATTTGCGGCTGTCCGGCAATACGTGTTCGCCAACCGTGCACGGCTTGACCTGCGTTCCTATATCGTGACGGATATCACCTATGCCTCTCTTTCGGATATCTCCGTGAAAGCGGTAGGTGTTGATGATTGTCCCGGCAGCAGAGTTGCATGCGACGTCATCCTTGAAGCCGAAATCGAGGTATCTGGAGCAGGAAAGCGTGGACGAGAGTCCGACCTCTGCGTTCAGTGGTTCTCCTTGCACTGTTCCGGTGACCTGTCGAAGGGGCTGTCTGATTTTAAGGTGCACAGCACAGAACCGTATGATCAGAAGAAGTTCCATGAGCATCCGCTGTCGGACGCTCTCGTCCCGATTCTTTATGCAACGCAACTGGAGGATGCTGCTACTGATTTTCTGAGAAAGTATTATCCCGAGGCGTTGGACAGACCCATGCCACTGGACACCGTGGAACTCACCAAGCGTATGGGTTTGAAAATTGTGATGCAGCGCATCACAGAGGACTTTTCTGTTTTTGGACAGATCTTTTTTGCCGAGGCAGATTCAGAGGTCTATGATGCCGAAGCGGGTGCTTTGGTGAACCGTCACTTTGATGCAGGGACCATCGTCGTAGATCCGCAGGCATACCTGCTGCGGAATCTGGGTTGTGTAAACAATACCATCGTTCATGAGTGCGTCCACTGGGATCGTCACAGTAAGGCGTTTGAACTTGAGCGGCTGTACAATGCATCCGCAACACAGATTAAATGTATCGTAGTCGGTGGCATCAAGAAAGAAACTTCTCGTAGCGCTAATGAGTGGATGGAGTGGCAAGCCACATCTTTGGCTCCGCGAATCCAAATGCCTGTGAAGCCGTTCAAAGAAAAAGCTCGAGAACTTATCGTTAAATATAAGCAGCTCCTCAACACCTACGAGCTCGTAGACGTCATGGAGCACGTTATCGATGAACTGGCCGTTTTCTTCTGCGTTTCCAGACACGCTGCAAAAATTCGCATGGTCGATGTCGGCTACGAAGAAGCCGTTGGTGCCTTCACATTCATTGACGGGCGGTATGTGAAGCCGCACGCTTTCAAGAAAGGCAGTCTGGCCAAAAACCAGACATACAGCATCGGCTATCAGGATGCCATCGTACAAACCATGATCAACATGAACCTCAGAGAGGCCGCGCTCTCTGGCGATTATGTTTATGTTGATGCCCACGTGTGCTTGAATCATCCCAAGTATGTCACCCGAAACAAGGAAGGCTCTCCCACGCTCACCGAATACGGGCGTCTCCATGTGGATGAGTGCTGTTTGACCTTCGACTTGAAACTCGTTCACGCCAACAAATACGGGGAGCAGTTCTATAAGGAGTGCGTCCTGTATCGTGACGTTAATTCTGGCCTATTTTTTGAGGCGCAGTTCGCAAAAGGCAGCAGCACAAGTGTAACGGAAAAAGCGGCCAAACTTTCCGAGGTCAACAAGGAAATTATCGCTCTTAGAAAAACACTTCCCATGACCTTTTCGGATTCTCTGATTAGAATTATGGAGTGGGCAGAGGTCACGGAGGAGGAACTGGCTGAAGAGTCCCGGTTGAATCCGAAGACTATACAGCGGCTCCGTACCAACCCTGATTACAACGTGACTCTGAAAACAGTTGTTTCCATTTGCATCGGGCTTCATCTTCATCCGCTTTTGAGCATGCACCTCATCAATGCGGCAGGCCTATCCTTCCGCGCTGGATCAGAGGAGCACATGATGTACCAGTTCTTCATCACGGGCTTTTACACGCACCCTATAGACGAGTGCAACGAGATGCTTGAGGCCTCTGGGTTCAAAATTCTGAGCGGAAAGGAATGAGCCTAAGATAGGGCCCCTGCCATGGAATAACAAATAATATCCTTGCCGGACTGATGCGCAGTGCTCAGTCCGGCTTTGCTTTTGAAAAGAAGGCAAAAAAATAAGAAGCCCGAAGGCTTCTTATCATTTGTTTTCATGGCTCATGGCTTTGAGCATTTGGAGGGCTGCAGACTTCTGTTCCGGCGTCAGGCAGACCCAGTTATCGAACAGCTCCTTCATGTCCGGAGTCAGTTCCACCATATCAGCATCGGCAAAGAACTGCGACATGGTGATGCCAAATCCCCTGCATATCGTCT